AGCAATTAGAATAGCTTCACTTTTATCTGAGTATGATATAGATGTTAAAATAGTAAATACAAGAGGTTATCCAGATGTTGGTGACATGACAATAAGTCAGTTTGAAAGATTGCTAGACAGCTCAAGTCAATTTAGCATAGAAGATAAGTTACTTAATAAAATTAAACAGTTATAGGATTTAAAATATGTTTAGATGTGCACATATTTCTGATGTTCACTGGAGAAGTCTAAAAAGACACGATGAGTATAGAGTAGTATTTACCAAGATATTTAGCAAATTAAAAAATGAGAATCTAGATGCTATTTTTATCGGTGGTGATATAGTACATTCCAAAACACAAGGTATCTCACCTGAAATAATTGAAAACTTAATTTGGTGGTTTAACTCTCTTGCAGAAATTGCTCCTGTTCATGTTATCTTAGGAAATCATGACGGTTTAATCTTAAACGAGGATCGACAAGACGCAATCACACCAATAGTAACAGCAATTAACAATTCAAATATAACGCTTTATAAAAGCAGTGGAACATATCCTGTTGGGATAAAAGGCTTTAACTGGTGTGTTTTTTCTTGTTTTGATCAAAAAAATTGGTCAAAAGTAAAACCAGTTGAAGACGAGATTAATATTGCTTGTTTTCACGGTGCTGTTATGAATTCTAAGACAGACACAGACTGGCAGTTAGAAGGTGAAGTTCTTTTAGACTTTTTTAATGAATACGACTTCGGCTTTTTAGGTGATATACATAAAATGCAATATCTTGATCAAGATAAAAGAATTGCATACCCAGGTTCACCAATACAGCAAAATTACGGTGAAGATATTAATAAAGGATTTCTAATATGGGAAATTAATAATAGACACGATTTTAAAAGTGAATTTGTTTCTATTGACAACCCACATCCTTTTATTACAATTGACTGGAAAAGTAGTCTTGAAGAAACAATATTGTTTTGCGAAAAAGTAAAAAAGAATTCAAGGTTTAGAATAAGAACAAGTCAAAACATTACGCAATCTGAAATTAAGATTTTATATCATTATCTTAAAAATGACAAAAAAGCTCATGAAATAGTATTGCAAAACAATACTGAACACGATAGCTCACATTATTTAAGTAATACTTCAAACTTAAATACAGGTATTGACATAAGAGATAAAGAAGATAGAAACAAAATATTCGAAAGTTACTTTGATAACATTGATAGTGACACAGTTAATAAGATTGATACCTTGTTTAAAGAAAGTCTAGATAAGATACCTAAAAACTTATCTGATTTACTTGGACAAAAATGGTCAATAAATAATATGCAGTTTGATAATACATTTTCTTATGGAAAAAATAATTTTATCAACTTTAATAAACTAAACGGTGTTGTTGGAATATTTGGTAATAATAGAACAGGAAAGTCCTCAATCCCCGGCACTCTAATGTACACATTATTTAACACAACAGATAGAGGTTCAATTAAAAACCAAGACATTGTTAATATTAGAAAAGGCAGTTGTAAGTCTAAAGTTAATATTACAATAGGCACAAAAAATTACGATATCATAAGAGAAACTACAAAAAAGTCCAATAAGTCCAACAAGCTTTCAGCGTCAACAAATTTATCTTTAATAGAAACAAATGCAAGTATTGACGAGTCTGAAGAGCAGAGACGTGAAACAGAAAAAACACTAAGAAGCCTTATTGGCAATGCAGACGATTTTCTTTATACGTCTTTTGCATCTCAAGGTTCAATGAATACTTTTATTAATGAAAAATCAACAGCAAGAAAAAGTGTTTTATCAAAATTTTTAAATTTAGACATATACGAAGATCTTTATAAAGATAGTAGAGAAAAGTATATTGTTCTAAAAAACAAGGTTAAAAATACAAAAGAAAAAAATTGGACGATATTAAAAAATGAGATTATAGATGATATAGACTTGAAGAAAAATAATCTTGCGAGCCTAGAAGAAAAACTAAGCCTTTACAGAGAAAAAGAAGTCAACTATCGTCTTAAAATAAAAGACACAGAAAATAATATAAATAACCACTCTTCAGGTCATACTTACCAAACTGCAGAAAAAGAGTTAAACTATATAAAATCAAAAAGAAGCAATTTAGAAAAAGATATTAGTGATTTAAATTTAAGCGTAAGTGATTTAAATAATAAAATAAATAAAATATCTGAGTTTAAAACGAGCTTTCCAATTAATTCACTTAAAGAGCAAAAAGAAAAATTAGATAGTTTGCTTTTAGAGCTGAAAGAGTATAAAAGAAAAAAAGTATATCTTTCTAGTGAAAAGAAAAACAAAAACGAAGAAATAAAAATACTAGATCAAGTACCTTGTGGCGATAATTTTCCAGAGTGCAAATTTATTAGTAAAGCACATGATGCTAAAAAAGATATAAAAGAGCTCAACAAAAACGTTACAGAAATTGAAACATCAATATACGAAATAAAGTCAGTTGTTTCAAATCTTGAAAACGAAGCAATTTCTCAAAAAATAGAAAAATATAACGATATTCTAAATAAAGAGTATAAAGCTAAAGTTGATTTAGAAGCCCAGATAAATAAGATTGAAAGTAAAGAGACGACTCTTGATCTTTTAAAAACAAATCAAATCAGTATCGAGGTTATCATTGAAGAGCTTAAAACATTTAATGATAACAAATATATTGAAAAGCTTAGTTTGTTAAAAACAGAGTTAAATAGTACACAAAACAATATATTTGATTTAGAGACATCTATTAAAAAAGACAACAGGGAGATATTTTTTCTAGAAAATAACTACAAAGAGTTACGTGAAGAAGAAAACAATTATAAAAGCGTCATTGAAGAGTGGAAAATATTTGACCTTTATTCGTACTCAATTTCTAAAAAAGGTATACCAACAATGATAATTGCTACTTATTTGCCTAGGATTAATAAAGAAATTGACAATATTTTAAGTGGTGTGACTTCTTTTAAAATAAAAATATTAGACGATGAAAACAATAATAACTTAAATGTTTATATTGATTATGGCGATTCAATTAGAATTATTGAGTGTGCTAGTGGTATGGAAAAAATGATGGCTTCAATAGCAATAAGAGTTGCATTAACAAATATTTCTTCTCTACCTAAGTCTGATGTTTTTATTATTGATGAAGGTTTTGGTGCTTTAGATTCTTCAAATATTGAAGCATGCGCAAAATTATTATCTAGTTTAAAGAAATATTTTAAAACAATTCTTATAATATCTCATATTGATGCAATTAAAGATGTTGTTGATAAAAATCTAGAAGTTACTATTAAAGGAAAAGATTCTTATGTCGAGTATAGATAATGTAACCTGGGAAAAAATAGACAAAACTACAGAGGTAGCTGATATAAATAATTGCAGGTTTATTCGTCCTGTTGATAGCAAGATTCTACCTTTAGACTGTCCTTCATGTAAGAAGTTGTTATGTCATGTTGATGACATTGAATCTGTAAAAAACAATGATGTTTGTGAAGAATGCTTTTTAATTTATTATTATAAAAACAAAGAAAAATGGGAAAGTGGCTGGAGACCATATAAATAATACAAACAGAAAGTTGTTATATATATTTAATATATACTAAATAATAAGGATTTTAACATGGAATATGATTTTTTAATGTCAATTGGTAATAGCATTGACTGTGTATACAATAATTTAAGTGAAGAAGGTTCTAGAAAAACTATTGCTAAGATGGAAAATGATAACATTATGTCAGTTAGCTTTAGAACAATTATAAATATTGCAAGAGAATCTGATCTACATCATCAAGTAAAGCTATTAGAGAAAGAAACTTCTGAAATTATTTCTTCAAGACTTAAACTAATTAAGAAGCAATTTAAAGAAAGCGCAGGCAGAGCTTTATCTTGCAAAAAGAAAGATCAGAAAGATAATTTTGAAACCTTGACTGTGAGCCCATATAGTCCTCTCAAGACTATAAAGTATTCTTGTACGTATTTTTACGAGGTTAAATAAATGGCTTCATTAAAGTCTAAGCAAAGTCAAATTGCTGAAATTATTAAGTGTGGTAAAGATCCTGTTTATTTTATGAATAAATATCTCAAGATTCAGCACCCTTTAAGAGGTTTAATTCCTTTTAAGACTTATCCTTTTCAAAATGACTGCGTTTCAGAGTTTAATGATCATAGATTTAATATCGTTTTAAAGTCTAGGCAGCTAGGGCTTTCAACATTAGTAGCAGCATACGCTGTTTGGCAAGCAGTTTTCTATAAAGACAAGAATATACTTATTATTGCTACGAAATTAGCAGTAGCGCAAAACTTTATAAGGAAAGTAAAGACCTACATAAAGTCAATGCCGAAGTGGTTGTTAGTACCAGTAATAACTGCAAACAATAAACAACAAGTAGAATTTTCAAACGGATCACAAATAAAAGCAGTCCCGACATCAGAAGACGCTGGACGATCTGAAGCACTTTCACTTTTAATTGTAGATGAGGCAGCTTTTGTAAGAAACTTTGACGAATTGTGGATGGGTTTATATCCTACACTTTCAACAGGTGGTCGAGCTATATTATTATCAACACCTAACGGCGTTGGTGGTCAATACCACGAAATATATACAAAAGCCGACAGAAAAGAAAACGAGTTTAATGCTATTAAGCTTTTATGGGATGTTCACCCTGAAAGAGGTGACGAATGGTTTAACAAAGAAACTAAAAATATGTCCCAAAAACAAGTTGCTCAAGAGCTGTTATGCGACTTTGCATCTTCAGGCGACACATTTTTAACAAATGACGTATTAGAAAACATAAGAATACTTTCAAGAAGCCCGATAGAAAAAAGTGGACCTAAAAACAGCGTTTGGTATTGGGAATATCCATTAGACAGTGTAAACTACATACTTTCAGCTGATATTGCAAGAGGTGATAGTGGAGATTATTCTACGTTTCATGTTATTAATACAAATGCTATGAGTGTATCTGCAGAGTTTAAAGGCAAAATTCCTCCAGATCAATTTGCAATGCTTGTTTATGATATTGCTAAAAGATTCAATAACGCAATGATATGTCCAGAAAACAATGCCTACGGTTATACAATGCTAATAAAGCTTGGCGAGTTAGCTTATAAGAATATATACTTTTCTTCAGAAAGAGAAAAATATAAGTATTTATATGGAGAAGGTCAAAATCTAGGAAAAGCTGGATTTACAACTAGTAAAGAAAGCAGAGACAAAATACTTGCTAACTTTGAAGAAGCTTTAAGAAACGGAAGAATAAAAACTTATTCGCAAAGGTTATACTCTGAGCTGAAAACTTTTATCTGGAATGGCAAAAAAATAACAGCTATGAAAGGTTATAATGATGATTTAATAATGTCTTTAGCAATAGGGAGTTGGCTAGCTGATAGTAATTCAAATACGTATAATGTTACCCAAATTCAACAAGCAGATGCTATATTAAAAGGTATGGAAGTAAATAATACAAATATTAATAAAACATCACTCTCGCCTTTCTATAATAGTGAAGAAAAAACTGTGAATCCTTTCTTGCCCGTTTATATGCCAGAAAATAAATTCTATAGTGATGACAAGATAAGCAAGAAAAATCCACTAGGTGACCTAAGTTGGTTGATAGGAAAATAAAAAATGGCTAAGAAAAAAGAAAATTTATTCGCAAAATTAACACAATTATTTAGATCTGGGCCGGTAGTTCAAAGAAAAATAAAGCATCTTAATAATACTTCTTATTCAAAGTCTTCATTAGAAGTATTTAAAAAAAATCATAGTGATGTTTATAACAGCACACTAAGTGCATACGGTTCATATGATAGAATGGCAAGATATTCAGACTTTTCAGAAATGGAAGCAACACCTGAAATATCTTCTGCACTAGATATTTACTCAGAAGAATGTGTTTCACCTGATGCTAGTGGCATAGTATTACATGTACACTCAGAAAATCAAATGATTAATCAAATTCTGACTGACCTTTTTTATAATACACTTAATATAGACTTTAACTTAGTAATGTGGGTTAGAAATCTTTGTAAATACGGCGACTTCTTTTTGTTTAATGATATTCATCCAGAGTATGGTGTAGTTAACGTTTTTCCAATACCAATTGCAGAAATGGAAAGAGAAGAAGGTTTTGATTCTCAAGACCCAGGCGCAGTAAGATTTAGATGGGTTACACAAGGAAATAAAATTTTAGAAAATTGGCAAATATCACACTTCAGACTCTTAGGAAACGATGCATTTTTGCCTTATGGATCTTCAGTCTTAGAAGGTGCAAGAAGAGTTTGGCGGCAACTTATTCTCATTGAAGATGCTATGTTAGTCTATAGAGTTATTAGATCTCCAGAGAGACGTGTATTTTATATTGACGTAGGTAATATTCCGCCAGAAAATATTGCTGACTATTTAGAGCAAGCCCAGACTTCTTTAAAGAGAAATGCTGTTGTCGACAAAACTACGGGACAAGTTGATTTAAGATACAACCCGCTATCAGTCGATGAAGACTACTTCCTACCTGTTAGAGGCGGAGAAAGTGGCACACGAATTGATACATTAGCTGGCGGTTCAAATACAACTGCAATAGAAGATGTAGAGTATATACAAAAGAAACTTTTTGCCGCACTTAAAATTCCAAAAGCTTATTTAGGTTATGACGAAGATATCGGTGCTAAAGCAACTCTAGCTCAAGAAGATATAAGGTTTAGTAGAACAATACAAAGAATACAAAAGACTATCATATCTGAATTGAACAAAATAGCTATGATTCATTTATATTCATTTGGTTACACAGATGAAAGCTTGCTAGACTTTAAGCTTTCTTTAAGTAATCCATCGAGTATAGCACAACAGCAAAAACTAGAGCTAATAAGAACACGATTTGAAATATCTGGGCAAGCTCCTGAAGGTATGGTTGACAAAGAGTGGATTCGTAAAAATATTTTAGAGCTTAATAATGACGAAATTGAAAGAATAGAAAAGGGTAGAGCAAAAGACAAGCTTACAGAGATGCAGCTTGAAAATGTGCAATTGCCGCAAAATAGTAATTTATCTTTTGGCGACGAAAACGAAAGTGGTGAAGAGGAAAGTGGTGAAGCTGACAGCTTGTTTGGAGGTGGTGGTGATGATGGTGGTGATGCTGCTGGTGATGCTGGTGGTGATGCTGGAGGATTATTTGCCGGCGAAGTTAAAAAAGGACGTCTAATGTCTGAAAAAGAGTTAAATGAATATGATGACTTAATCGATGGACTAGATGACGAAGACGAAGACGACGATGATGATGAGATAGATGAGCCTAAAAACGTTTGGGGCGAAAAATTGCCTGTTAATGCCACAAACAAAGTTAAAAAAGGAAAGTTTACAAGAAATAGAAAATCTGATAATCCTATTAATTTTGATGGAAACAATCCATTTAAAAAAGATGACTTTGGAAGTGGCGTATTAAACATTGACAATATAAAGCCTCAGTCTGCCAAGGACTTAAATTCAAGTTTAATGGATGGCATGATGCCACAAAGTCCAGTAATTAGTAAGTTTATAGACAAGCAACTAAGTCATAGAATAAGTAAAGATTTAGAGTCAATGGGTACTGCGTTAAACATAGGCTCCAGTAGGAATAAATTACTAAAAGAAGACAACGAGCAAGAATACGATATACTTATAGATGATAATTTTTTCAACAAAGAGGGTAAAAGTTAATGGCAAAGTCTCATAATAAAAAAAGAAACGTAGGCATAATATATGAACAAATTATGAGTTTCATATGCGAAATGTTAATGGAAAATAAAAAAAGTGAAGCTTCAAAAGCCATTGACATTATCAAAGAGAACTTTAGTTTAAACTCACAGTTATATAAAGAGTTTAAACTATTTAAAGCACTTGCTGAAACCAGTAATATCTCTGATAACTTGGCTAATTTAATAATAGTAGAAGCAAAGTCAGCTTGCAATAATATGTTCGATAGCCAGAAACTTGAAAAAGAAAAATCTATTTTAATTAAAAGTTTAAACTACGCTTTTGGTAAAGGCAAGATTTTTGAGCAAAATGTCAATAACTATAAAACTTATGCAACAATACAGACTCTTTTAAACGAGTGGCGAAATAATGATAATAATTTTGATAAAATCACAGAGTATGAAATAGTTTTGCATGAAAGTTTAACGAGAAAACAAAAAGTTGTTGTTAAAGAAGAAGTAAATCATAACAATTTAACAAGAAGAATAATGAAAGAGATATTTGACAAAAAATACAACTCAATACTTTCAGAATCACAAAAAAGCTTAATTGATTTATATACATGCGAAAAAGACGAGATTGTATCTGAATCATTTTTAAATATAAAAGTTAAATGTCTTAATCTTTTTGAAGATTATATGAGAAATTGCAATAACAGTATTTTAAAAGATAAGTATAGTAATATAAAAGAAAAATTGAATCAATTAAATGAAAACGATGTTTCTAAAGAAAGTTTAAATAAGTTTTTAGTTGCTGAAAAGCTTTCTGAAGAAATACTTGGAGAATAAAATGTCTACACAAAGATTAATAACAGAGTGGGTTAACTTTGAATATGACCCTAAGATTATAAAAGAGCAGGTCGAAGCAGGGCAACCTTTAATAATGAAAGGCATTCTACAGAAATCAGAAACTTTAAATCAAAATGGTCGAATATATCCAAGAGCAATTCTTGAAAGAGAAATAAGAAATTACCAAAAGTTTATTAAAGAGAATAGAGCATTAGGGGAGTTAGATCACCCAGACTCTTCTGTTGTTGAACTAAAAAATGCATCCCATACAATTAAAGAGGCATATATGGAAGGTGATGTAGTTTATGGAACAGTTGAAATACTAAACACTCCAAGCGGTAAAATACTACAATCTTTAGTTGAGAGCGGAATTACTCTAGGCATTTCTTCTCGTGGTGTAGGCAGTACTAGATCTAAAGGTGATATGCAAATTGTGCAAGACGATTTTCAACTTATTTGTTGGGACTTTGTTAGTGAACCTTCAACTCCTGGCGCATTTATGATGAAAGAAGGTAAGGAAGTTTCTCCTCAATTTATAAACGAAGTATTTAACAAAACAGATAGAATAGATAGAATATTTAACGACATAATGGAGTGGAAATAATGGCAATATCACATATACCAAGATCAGTCGGGCATAACTTTGCGCCAGAATACCAAATCAGTGCTGTTCCTTTTAATAAAAGATCAAATCAAACAACATCTATTGTTGTTGAAAAAGCAACTGGCAAAGTTGTTAATATTGCAGCTGACGCTAACAATATTGCAGTAAAAAAAATAGACTTTCCAAAAATAACACAATGGCTACAATTTAGAGCAGTAACTGCTGCAAATGTTTATTTTAATAGAAAAGATGCAGCGATTGCACAAGGTAACAGCTGTATTAAACTACTAGCCGGTGAATCAACTTATCCTTTAAATATTAGATGCACAAGTATTTATTTTGAAAATGGAGTTGCTGCTGATTTAGAAATTAGAGCAGGATTAACATCAATAGAAAGTTCAGAATTTACAGAAGTTGTAGAAACATTTTTAGGTGACAGTTAATGGCAAAAGTAAGTAGAAGTATGCTTAAGAGCATTGTAAAAGAGTGTTTAGTAGAATTATTAGCAGAAGGGCTTAGTGAAGGCGGTTCACAAGACTTAAGCGAAAGCTTTAGTCATTCAAAAAAGTCTAGTAGAAAAAGTCTTAGTAGTATCTCAGATTTAAGTAACAATAAAAACAATGTAGTTAATCCAAGATTTGAAGAAAAGACAAAGCAGCTTATTTCTAATGCTACTAAAGACCCAGTAATGGCATCTATTTTAGAAGACACAGCTAGTACGACTCTTCAAGAGCAAAACGGTGCTGACAGGCCCAACCAATTTACAGCAAAACCAACAGACACATATAGTCAAATTGCTAGTGAAAGTGATCCGATGGAGATGTTTGAAGGTTCTTCTAGTAATTGGGCAGCCTTAGCATTTTCCAACAAATAAAAAGAAAGTTTTTTAAAAATATATTTTTAGTCATATTTAAAAGCATATTAACTAAATAAAAAATATATGGAGTTTGTTTATGTCTAGCAATAAAGAAAAAATGATTAAAATTACACCTGCAGCTATTAGGCGTCTTGTAAAAGAAGAGCGTACTCGTCTTAATGAGACTTTAGAGCTCAATGCAAAACACCCATCAGATGTTGCTAAGAAGGTGAGAGAAGTAGACGCAACTTCTTATGCAGATACTCTTTCTAAATGCATGAATTATTATCAAGCATGCAAAATCAAAGAGGCAAAGATGATAGAAGATTTGAAAAAAATTCAAGAAGTTAAAAGAGAGTTAAAGCGTCACATACTTAAAGGTATATGATAATATTTTATAAAGGAGTATCTAATGGCAGGTTATAGAAAAGCTGACGATTTATTTACAAACGCAACTACTAAAAACGACCAAATAGATCGACAAAGAAGCGCGTATAAAGATAGAAACCAAAACGAAATGGGAATCGGATCTAATACATCTAATATCTTTACAGGTTTTAATGCAGATCAAATCTTAGAAGACTCTACAACAGTATTTAATGCATTAGATTTTTCTTCAAATTTCCCATCTGGAAACCCGGACTTTGAAGGGACAGTTATTATGGACAGCACGGGTATTGGTGCTAGTTTCTATAGTGATATCGGAAATGTAAAAGACAAGCCAAATGAAAAAGGACCTAATCTTCTTGTTCCTGATATAAATCAAGTAATACAAGGATCAGTTCCTGATGCTTCAGATACTATTAATACAAGGTTTGAAAATAAAGGATTTGGCTGGCGTGACGACAGAAACGAACCTGGAAATATAGCAGCAACAATTGGACAATATTTCAGCAAACATTATAACAGTACTGCTACACCTAATGATAAACCTGTTTTAGGAGAAGCTAAAGATTTAGGCGACGATCCAATTAATTATAAGCAACCTTAAAATCTATGAGTTATTACAGCGGCACAGTTAATGCATTTCCAAAAGGAGGCACTTCATCAACAGATGATAGGGCAGGTTTAGGAATTGGATCGTTAGTTAAAGGTCCAGCAAGTGGATTAGGTAGTAACTGGTCCATGGGTGATGCTTTGAGTTCGCCTAAAGGAGAGTGGGATGATGAGATTAATGATCTTGAAGATGAAGATGACGCTGAGTTAATAAACTTAAAGTCACCGACAGCAGGAAAAGTTGATAGAACAGATAGTTATTCACACAAAGGAAACAGTATTGGATATTTTGGTGGAATTGGTGCAGATATGTCTTCTGTCCTAGGACTATCAGCAGGTTATGAAAATAAGGGCGAGCTTGTTTTTGAAAATAAACTAAAAGAGTTTATAAGAGAATCGATTCTTTTAGAAAGAAGTAAATCATCAATTTCAACTAGCGGAAACATTGCTGTGCAAAGCAGATCAAAAGCAAAAAATTTAGGTGGCAAGCATAATAAAGCTTATCCTATTGACAATACAACTCTCGGATCAATGGGAATGACAAATGGTGCTTACATTGGAACAATAAATAAAGTCTACAAACAAACTAACAAAGGAACTACAGACGGTCAAGAAACAATTGGCGGTAAAAATAGTAAGACTAAGAATCAGTATATTGAAGATGCTGATGACTTTAATGATGGAAATGCTACGTCTAAAATCTATTATCAAGACTATGATAATGAATATAAAGATAAAATGAATGTAGAAAGATTTAAATAAAAATACAATTTGTTGTATATATAATAATATAATAAAAATCGAGACTATTGAGGGTATAATGGGCAATAATTTATATTTTGAAGCTATTGAAGCTGCTGAAGAAATTAAGCAAGCGGCTGAAGAAAAAGTCAAACAAAGGCTTGTTGAGTCAATGACACCTCAAATTAAAGCACTTGTCGAAAAAAAGCTTTTTAGCGAAAACGATGACGATGATGATAAAGAGCCATTGCTTTACAGCGATAATAAAACAGACGATGATGATGAGTCGATTGAAGCTAAAACAGAAAAAGACTGCAGTACTGAAACTATTGATGAAAACAAAGTAAAAGATATTATGCAAAAAAATGCCCAATTTACAGAAGCATTTTTAAAAATGAAAAACATAAAAGAAGGCATAGAAAATCTTAAAAAAGCAAAGACTCTTATTGAAAACAAAGGTGACGATGTTACTGAAAACAGTAAATTTGTTTACTTATATAAAAATATATTGCTTGAAATCAAAAAATTAAAAACTAGCAGCATAATTAAAAACAATAATGACTTATTAAAAGAGTTCTATAATATTAACAAGGAGATATACAATATGTCTAAGAGACAATCAAGTAACGAGTTGGATTATCTACTAGAGATGAATCTTTTCGAAGATGACGAAGTAGAAGATTCTGATGAAGAAATGCCTGTAGATGACGAAGAAATGTCTGACGCAGAAGAAATGCCTGCTGACGATGATATGCCAGCAGAAGATGAAGATTCAGCAGACGACTTAGAGGCTGCCTTAAAAGACATAATCAAGACAGCAGAAGATGCTCTAGGTGATGATATGTCAATGGACGATATGCCTGCTGACGATGACGACGATGAAGATCTCCAACTCGACGGTCTTTTTGAATCTGACGATGTAGACGAGATGATTGATTCTGGCATGGAAGAAATGGCAGATGAGACTGTTGAAGAAGTCTATGAGTCTAGTCGTAGTGATCGTGTCTTAGAGATAGATGAAAATATGCTTAGAAGAGAGATTGGTAAAATGAAGGCTATTCGTGAAGGTGAGGCTAAAGATATGGCATCACACTTCGGTGGCGGTTCATTAGAAGGCGAAGCTTTTGTTGATGGTGTAACACTTAACAAGCTTCATGAGGTTAAAATTAAAGCTGCAAAGGTAGTACGCAAGAATCGTATGCTAGAAAGCAAGCTTTCTCAATACAAAAAGGCACTTCGAGGAATGAAGGGCCAGCTTTCTGAAATGAATCTATTTAACGCGAAACTCCTTTACGCTAACAAGCTTATGCAAAATCGCGACCTTTCAATGAAGCAACAACGCCACATTGTTGAGTCTCTCGATGAAGCAAAGACTATGGGTGAGGCTAAGATTTTATTTGAAAGCCTCTCTAAGTCTCTTGTAAGTAGCAAACCTGCATCACGCGGCTCAAACCTTACAGAAAGTACTACCAGAAGATCAAGCAGCTCTGCATCAGCACCTGTTAGGAGTGCACAACCACTCACTGAATCTGTAGCACTTAACCGTTGGGCAACACTCGCAGGTATCAAGAAGTAAGAATTTAAGTTATTTAAATAAAATATAAAAGGATATAAAACATATGAGTTTTACACTAAACAAGTTAACAGAAGGTATTAGAGACCGCCACGTAGGCCAGCAAAATAAGCGCCTCGTAGAGAAATGGTCTCGCACTGGTCTTCTTCGCGGTATGGAAGAAGTAAATCGTGAGAATATGGCTACTCTTCTTGAGAACCAGGCTGCACAAGTTCTTCGCGAGAGCAACACAATGTCAGGTGGCGATGTTGGTGGTTTCACAAACATTGCTTTCCCAATCGTTCGCCGTGTATTCGGTGGTCTTATTGCAAACGAACTAGTTTCAATTCAACCAATGAGTCTTCCAAGTGGACTTCTATTCTACCTCGATTATACATACGGTAATGATAATGGCCCACATAGTAGCACAGAGTCAATTTACGGTGGTCCAGCTGGTAAGGCAATCCAAGAGGGCGCTAGCGCTACTGGTGGTCAATACGACCTTGCAGGTAGCGGTTTCTCAAGAACTTATGAAAAAACAGCTGACCTAAGCTTAGCTACTACCGATGTTCATGCTGCATCACGTCTTTTCTCAGTTGACGCTGACAGCGTAGTTTCTGTAGGTACAGACACTGTCGAATTAAAAGCTGCTTCTACTGGCGGTTTAGGCGGAAGATTAATGCAATTTGATTCTGAATTGTTAGATAGTTCTGAAGGGTTTAACTTCTTGTTGATTCCACTCGATCTACTTGCGTCAAAAAGCCCAGATCTAAGTATGGTTAGAAACATCTCAGTTACTGAAACCGCTGCAAATGAAGTTACTTGCCTTAAAGATGTACCTCCATCACTTCAAGGTGGCAAAGCTTCTTTGAATATCAGACGCCTTAACCAAATTGTTAAAGTAACTGGAGTAAACACAGAAGGTGCTATCATGACTGCAGCAAATATTGCTGCATTTGAACCAGTTGCAGAAGGTTCAACAGTTGCGGCTGACGATCATGCTCTACTATGTGTTGTTGTTAAAGATACAAATGTAGCTGTTGACAAAGCAGCCCTTGGTCTTGCAAAGCTCGACATTGAGTATATAGTAGCTGACACTGTTGAGTTTGATGGCGGCGAAGTTACTAAAGGTACACCTTCTTTTGAGTCTGATATGGGACCTGTAAGCGATGCAACTAAATCTAATCTTCCTTCTCCAATTATTCCAGAGATTGACATTAAGATTGAGTCAATTCCTGTGACTGCACAGACACGTAAGTTACGTGCACGTTGGAGTCCTGAGCTTGCTCAAGACCTTAATGCATACCACTCAATGGATGCAGAGGTTGAGCTTACTCAGATTCTTTCTGAGCAGATCGCTCTTGAGATTGACCGTGAGATCCTTGGTGATCTTCTTAATGGCGCCAAGGGTGCAAACTTCTTCTGGAGTCGTTCACCTGGTAAGTTTGTTAACAAGCGTACTGGTGCAGAGATTGCTCGTACATCAACACTTAACCCTGGACCAGCTTTCACTGGTACAGTTCGTGAGTGGTATGAGACTTTGACTGAGACAGTTATTGACGTTGCTAATGAGATTCACCGTAAGACTCTACGTGGTTCTGCGAACTTCATCGTAGTTTCTCCTGACGTTGCAACTATTCTTGAGGCATCTGTTCTTTATCGCCCAAGTTATAGCCTTGACGGTGACGGACAAGTTGGTGCTCCATTTACTATGGGTGCTGATAAGGTTGGTACTCTTTCTAATCGTTTCACCGTTTACAAAGACCCATACTTCCCACGCAACAAGATCCTTGTAGGGTATAAGGGTGGTTCTTACCTCGAGACTGGATTCGTTTACGCTCCATACGTTCCATTGATCGTTACACCTACCATCTTCCAGCCAGAGGATTTCACCCCACGCAAGGGTGTTATGACTCGTTACGGTAAGAAGATGGTTCGCGCTGACTTCTACGGAACAGTTACCTGCCTTGACATGAACATTATCTAAGATAAGTTCTAGGTAGATAGCACCTTAGGGTGATAAGAAGCCAGCTTTTGCTGGTTTTTTTGTATTGTAAATAAGAAAAATACAAGATACAATATATAATATTTATACATAGACCACAAAAAGGTGTAATGATATGAAATGTTGTATATGTGAATTTGAAGGATCAGGGAAGGCTTTTAGTAATCATTTGCAAAAAGCACACAAAATTAGTAGTAAAGAATATACTAGGCAGTATATACAGCAAGACTATAATGGTTGTGTTAATTGTGGTGAAGAAACAAGATATGTTGCGTTTGCTTTTAAAAAGTATTGCAAGAAATGTTCTAAGATAGGGATGAAAGAAGGAGGAAGACTTGGTGGAAAGTTTGAGGCTTGGAACAAGGGAAAGACAAAAGAGACAGATAAAAGAATAAAAGGAAGGAAAGGTAAAGATAACTCTTTTTGGGGAAAGAAGCATTCTGAAGAGACAAAAAATAGAATTAGTATGACCAAGCAGTTAGGAAGTGTTGAGGTCTTGCAAAGACTGCTAGATAGAAACGAAGAATTTGAAATATTAACCCCGATAGAAGAATATTTCAGTAGACAGCGTCAGTACTTAGACTTTAAATGTAAGAAGTGTAATTTTGTATGTAAGAAGACGTTACAAGCTTTTGAGCGAGGATCATTATGCCCTAAATGTTATCCGGTTAATAAGAGCGCGGCAGAAATAGAAATATTTGAATATATTAAGGGGTTAGGTTTTAAATCTGTTATTAATGGTGACAGAAGTTTGATAAAACCTAAGGAAATTGATATAACGCTAAAACAGAACAATTTTGGTGTTGAATACAATGGTTTATATTGGCATTCTGATGTTGTTGATTCTACTAAGAAAGGAGATATGTTATGGAAAACTCAGGAATGTAAAAAATTAGGAGTCAAACTGATGCACATATTTTCAGATGAATGGGAGTATAAAAAAGAAATATGTAAAAGCATGATCAATAATCGCCTTGGTATTTGTGAAAGTAAAATATGGGCAAGGAAATGTAATGTTAGATTGATAAGCAAAAAAGATTTTAGT